TTCTCTTGTTCATTTATTTCCATATTGCAATTATTTATTTTTGTTCAACATTTCTCTCGTTGGGCCTTGTGATATTCTCCTGTCCAATTGTGGCGGATATTCTCTCGGCCATTTCCTCTGTTAACTCCTGTACCACACTCGGAGTCCAATGTGGACAATTGCTGCATAGTCCACTGTGCACGCGGGCTACACAGCTTGTACATTCAGGCATAAGCTGTTTAATCATAATGGCCATGCGGCTTTTATGTGTTCTAGTGTGTAACATTTTTTAACAGTTTTACTTTTGTTCTTTTATAAGCTAAAGTACAAAATAATCTTGATATAAATCACTGTTTCACAGGCTTTAACATAAAAATTTTTCATTGGTTTATTGCGGCTTCAAAATAAAAATATAGAGCTCTAAATGCCTCGAAAATATATGAAATTTCATTATTCTCGTTCATTCTCTCCTCATTTCTTTTTATAGATTTAGTCTACTATTATTCTCAAATAAAAGTGTCCTAGAAGCCAAGAAAATGAGTCAACTTTTTAGCCATAAATTTAACAGCTATTTATATAACTGCTTGGTAGCTTAAAGCTCAGGAAAGTCCATGCCTCAATTCATATTATAGGCTTTATAAAAATACATTGATAGATATACTTCTTTTGACCTCTATCGCGTCAAATTGAGTTAACCCATGTTATAGTACACCTAAAGCCTAAAAGTGTTTTAGAACGCGAAAGAAGCATGTTTCTATGAGTTTACATATTTT